CAATTAATATTATACAGAGTTACCAAAGTAAAGACCAAAAAGGAACACTCAATAAATTTTTCACTTTTGATTGTTGGGGTGCAATATATAACGAAAGTGATTTTACCAAACCCCACACCCATGGCCCTGCATTGTGGTCGTGGGTTTATTATATAAAAGTGCCAAACAATGCTCCACCACTTACTTTTTCAGAAGCAAAATTAAGAGTACATCCTAAGCCAGATGAGATAGTTATCTTCCCTGGCCATGTACTACATGAAGTACCACATGCACATGGAATGTCGGATGAAAGAATTGTTCTTGCTGGAAATATCTATCTAGACTATCGCAACACATAGTATAAATAATATACTATGAAAGAAAATTATTTTATGGGCCTAGATGGTTTCGTATGGTTTACTGGTGTCGTAGAAAATCGTAATGACCCAGCAAAACTTGGTCGAGTTCAAGTTCGATGTCTAGGTTATCACACAGAAGATTTAAATGACATACCATCGGCAGACTTGCCTTGGGCACATGTCATGCACCCAGTCACAGACCCATCCATGCAAGGACTGGGAAACTCACCTACATTTCTTACCGAAGGCACATGGGTCGTTGGTTTTTTTCGTGACGCTAACGAGAAACAACAACCTATCATTATGGGAACTTTGCCAGGCGTTCCACAAACAAGTGCTGATTCAAGTATAGGATTTAATGACCCCAATGGAAAATATCCTGGCACAATTTCACATTCCAATCATACCACAGGTGAATCAGATGTATCAAGACTTGCAAGAGGTGAGGATGGTGAGACACATAAATTATTAGTTGACAGAAGAGCAAATGTATTTAAAGATATCGTTGCAGCTTCAAAACCAAACATACCATCGGTGTCTACTGATACAGGCGCTGAAACCAATCCTACATTTAGTGAACCGAATCCAAGAGGTGTCGAAACCACTGGCACATCAACAGGTGCATATCCTTTCAATCATGTTTATGAATCTGAATCTGGACATGTATTTGAAATAGATGATACATCTGGTGGTGAGAGATTATTAAGACAACACAAGTCTGGCACATACGAAGAAATAATTGCAAGTGGTGATAAAACAGTTAAGGTCGTTGGAAATAATTTTGAATGTGTTGTAGGTGGGTCAAATGTTTTAATTCAAGGAGATGTAAATTTAACCACTTATGGAACAAGGAGAGATTTTATTGCTGGTGATTACATACTAGAGGTTGGTGGAAAGTATACGAGAAAGATTCATGGAAGTGAACAAGTAAAGATTGGAGCTGGTGGTGTTGGAAACTTAGAACAAGTTGTTCTAGGTAATCATGCATATAATGTTTCAGGTGCAGTCAAAGGTAGTATCGGCACAGATGACAAAGCACAGAGTAGAGACTTTGATTTAAATATTGGTGGTAATTTTGGAACCACTGTTGGTGGTGACCACTTCATTACATCTGTCGGCAGTATGACATTAACATCGGGCAAATCTTTTACAACAATAGCAACAGAAAATATTGGACTTACAGCAATCAAAAAACTTGCATTGATTTCTGGTGATGATATGTCAGTCAAATCTGTGACTAAACTAAATATTAAATCAGAGGCAGTAGGTTCAATGATATTCGCTGGTAGTGGAAGTACGATTAATCTTTCTGGTAGTGGAAGTACAATTACAACCACACAAGAAGTCACTGCTAATACTATTGCACTTACAACTCATACACATACTGATACAGCAGGTTTAGCCGCTAACATTACATCGGCGCCGAATGCATAGGAGATAAGAATGGCAGATATAACAATCAATTCATCAGATACCGATAAAATAGATGTTGATGTATCTGATTCAAATAATTTAAATTTAAAACTAACTGGTGGTGATAAAGGTTTACGAACACACATGTTAGAAACAATTTATCCTGTTGGTTCTATTTACATCAATGCTGGTGTTGCAACAAACCCTGGCACACTATTAGGTTTTGGAACATGGACAGCATTTGGAACTGGTAGAACAATAGTAGGTGTTGATTCAAGTGATACTGATTTTGACGCTGTGCGAGAAACAGGTGGCTCAAAAACACACACACTTACAATAGCTGAATTACCAGCACATACACACCAATTAGGCTCACAAGATTCAGGGGCAGGTTTAAACAATCAAGCAAATGTAGAATTTACAAGAAACTTTGGAGAGGGTGATGGTGCTTCTGTAACTTCTAGTTCTGTTGGTTCTGGTAATGCTCATACCATTGTACAACCATATATAACAGCATATATGTGGAGAAGAACAGCATAGGAGATAAACATGTCATTTAAAAATAAATTAAAAGTACCAGATTTATGTGGAGCAGGTTCATCATTTGATGAAGCGTTAGGTCAGTTTGATACTTTGCAAACTCAAGCACTTAATCAAATAGATGGTGCGATAGACACTGAGGCTTCTGCTATCATTGATAATATCTCTGCACAAGCAACACCACTTGTAAATAAAATAGGTGGTATGTTGCCAGAGTTACCAGATATTCCTAATATTAATTTTCAAGCAGAATTGAAAGGTTTAAATAATCTTGTAGCTGGGTCAGAACAATATCTTGCCAAAGCGGCACAACTTAAAAGTCAATTTGGTGGAAGTATAGATGGTATAGATTCCTTAATATCAGATGTAGCAAATATTGATATTTGTTCTTTAGATAATTTTTCATTATCTAGTGATGGTACAGTGGCAAAGAATGCTAAAGATATTTTTCAGGCAGTTAAGAAAGAAGGCACAGAGACATTAGCAACCATTAAAAATTTTAACATAACCACTGGGTAATCTCTTATAAATAATCATAAATTAACTAGAGATTACAAATGTCGGAATCAGCATACAAAGACGCTCAGTCACAAAATAATATTAGTCGTAACGCACAGCAATATTCAGACTTAGATTTATTCTTCACAAAAAAAACTGTTGGTAGTGATGTCAATAAATTAACTGATGTACAAGCAGTTAAAAGGTCTCTAAGAAATCTTGTACAATTAAATGATTTTGAAAAACCTTTTCATCCAGAAATTTCTGGTGGAATTAGAGATATGTTATTTGAACCTATGACACCAGTTATCGCTGCTATCTTAGCAAGAAAGATAGAGGATGTCATAGTAAATTTTGAACCCAGATGTCGTTTAGTAAATGTTAGAGCTTTACCAGATTTAGATAGAAACATATATAATGTATCAATAGAATTTTACATAGTTAACGCACCCACAGAACTAGTTGACTTATCAGTTATATTAGAGAGAATAAGATAATGGCAACAAACGATAAAAGACTAAGAGTAACAGAATTAGATTTTGATAATATAAAAGAAAATTTAAAAGTATTTTTAAAAGCACAAACAGAATTTAAAGACTATGACTTTGAAGGCTCTGGTATGAATATTCTTTTGGACACTCTTGCATACAATACTCACTATCTAGGATTCAATGCGAACATGTTGGCAAACGAAATGTTTTTAGACAGTGCCTCACTTCGTTCAAGTGTAGTGTCTCATGCAAAATCATTAGGATATGAAGTTACATCATCTAGAGCTCCTGTCGCAACAATTAATGTAAGTCTTTCAACAGACGCTAATACCAAAACAATGTCGGCAGGTACAGCATTTACAACTTCAATTGATGGTGTTGATTATCAGTTTGTTACAATCGCTGATGTGACTTCAAGTAATACAGGTAGCGCTGTTCCTTTTGATAGTGTAAAAATTTACGAGGGAACATATATAACATCTACTGCCACAGTAGATTCATCTGAGGTTGACCAAAGATTTTTATTAAATGACGCTCGTGCTGATACTTCAACACTAACTGTAAAAGTACAGAACTCATCTTCTGATACGACAACTACAACTTATACAAAAGCAACAGATATAACTCAACTATCTTCATCAAGCACAGTTTATTATTTACAAGAAACTGATAGTGGATTGTTTGAAGTTTACTTTGGCGATGGTGTTGTAAGTAAAGGTTTATCTGATGGTAATATTGTGACATTACAATATGTTGTTACAAATAGAACACTTGCAAATGGCGCTTCATCTTTTAGTTCGCCTTCAAGTATTGATGGTGTCACAGGAATCACAGTCACAACTGTTGCAAATGCTACAGGAGGTTCTAATCCAGAAACAGTCGAATCAATAAAATTAAATGCTCCATTAGATTATGCAACACAAGGTAGAGCTGTTACCATAGATGATTATAAAACTTATACTAAAAAATTATTTCCAAACACTCAAGCAGTTTCTGTATGGGGTGGTGAAGATGGTAGTTATGATACAAGTACAGGCGTATCATCAAATCCAGAATACGGCAAAGTATTCATTTCAATCAAATCAACAACAGGTGAAAATTTAACCACTGTACAAAAAAGTAATTTAGTCACAGCTTTTGCTCCATATAAAGTTGCTTCAGTGACACCAGTTATTGTAGACCCAGAGACAATCTTTTTAATTTTAAATGTTTCATTTCAATATGATTCAACTGCAACCACATCTACCAAAGATGAGTTGGCAAGTTTAATCGCAACTACAATATCAAATTATAATTCAAGTGACTTGCAAGAGTTTAATAGTTCGTTTAGACATTCTAAACTATTAAGACTAATAGATGATACAGACACAGCAATATTAAATAACACAACCACAGTCACTATGGGTAAATTTTTTACACCAGTAAATGCTTCTTCATCATATAATATTAATTTTAATAACGCATTTTTTAATCCTCATTCAGGCCATAATGCAGAAGCTGGTGGAGTAATTGCTTCAACAGGATTTCAATTAGATAACGATACAGCAACAGAATACTTTTTTGATGATGATGGTTCTGGTAATCTAAGAATATATTCTTTATCATCTGGAGTTAGAACATATTTAAATTCAGCTGCTGGAACTATTGATTATACAAATGGAACAATCAGTACAACATCATTATTTATTTCTGCCGTATCAAATGTAGATGGTGAAAGTTCAACACAGATTCGTGTAACAGCAATTCCAAAATCAAATGATGTAGTACCAGTAAGAAATCAAATACTAGAGATTGATTTAGTTAACACAACAACTGGTGGAAATGTTGACGCTCAAGCTACAACTGGTAAAGGTTATACAGTAACATCTACAGGTACAACTACAACCACAACAGTAACAACGCCTTCATCTACACCAACAAGTTCGGCATATTAGATGAATGGCAAAAAACAATTCAAAATTATTAACTAAAGTATCACCACTGATTGAGGGTCAAGTACCTGATTTTGTACAATCAGACCATCCTAAGTTTGTAAAATTTTTAAAACACTATTATCAATATCTTGAAGCAGGAAGAATAACTTATACAGGTGCGATAGAATATGTAAGACAACAAACTAATACTTTAGAATTTATTTTATTAGAGGATGGTGAAAGAATTGTTACTGAAACAGGAACAGGAACAAAAGGATATTTTGTAAATGGTGAAACGATTACAGGTGCAACATCTAAAGCAACTGCAACAGTATTAGTAGAGGATGGTCGTAACAAATATCTTTACATATCTTCTCAACAAAAATTTATAACAGGTGAAACTTTTACTGGTGGAACATCTGGCGCTGAGGGTGTCATATCAGAGTATCGTGCAAACCCAGTTCAAAACATACAACAACTTTTAGAGTATGCCAATGTAGATAACACCATCTATGATTTCTTAGACCAAATGCGTGACCAGTTCATGAATGCGATTCCTGAGACATTAGCAACAGGAGTATCTAAAAGAAAATTAATTAAAAATATCAAAGACTTATATGGTGCAAAAGGAACATCAAAAGGTCATGAATTATTTTTTAAAGCCTTCTTAGGTGAGACACCAGAGATAGTTTATCCTACTGAATTTGTAATGAGAAGTTCAGATGGAAACTGGGGTCAAAAAGTTTTACTAAGAGTTTCTGCTGCCGCTAATGTTACAGGCGATGAAGTAGTTAATCAAGTTATTACTGGTCAATCATCAGATGCCACTGCTGTTGTTGTATCATCAACTTCATTTACACAAGGTCAGTTTGCTGTCACAGAATTAGAATTACAAAGTGTTGTTGGAACATTTACAGATGGTGAGATAATTAAAGCAATATCAAGTACAAGAGATGTAGAAGTTTCATTTACAGTATCATCACAAATCGCTACAAGCACAGTGGTGAATGATGGAATACTAAACAATACATCTGATACTCTAACAGTAGAAAGTCTTGGAAGTGGTGTATCTGAGGTCGTTGTAGAAGATATTTTAACAGGGTCAGTAAGTGACATTATCGTAGAAGATGTAGGACAACAATATGAAGTAGGAGATACAATAACTTTTACACCTGATTCAAATGATACAGATATCTCATCTGCCACAGGTGAGGTCAGTATGGTTGGTGGTGGTATACTTCAAGAGATAGGAACACTTGATGATTCAGATATTACAACAGATGTAATTAGATTAGAAGATGGAACAAATTCACAACTAGTTCCTTTTGAAATTATTTTAGAAGATGGTAATTTAATACAAGAGGAAATTACGCCAGATTCATCTACTACACAATTTACTCTCACATCACTAAATGCAAACACAGACAACATTCGTATATTTCGTGATAACATAGAACTTAATTCAACAGACGCTGCTGGAGATACAGTATGGAGTGTAAGTGGTACAACACTTACATTTACAAAAGCGCCTACAACAGGCGTGCCTCATGTTATCAAAGGTAATTCTATAAACAAACTTTTATTAGATAACACAGGCGCTGCTGGTGGTGTAGATGTTGGTTATAATTTATTAACAGACACAGTGCAAGATACACCAGATGATTTTACAAATACAGATTTATTTGTTTTAGAAGAAGATACATTTGCTACACAAAACGAAGCAACATCAATTAGAAAAGTACAAGTCACAGATGGTGGTAATGGTTATTCTAAATTACCTACACTTACGATTACAAGTACATCTGGTACAGGCGCAAAACTTCTTGCCAACACAACTGATATTGGTAGAGCAAATGGTATAGAAATTAAAGATTCTAGTTTTGATTTAGATTCTAGTAATCCACCAGACGCTACATTCAAAGCAAACTTTATTGTCAAAGACCCAACAGGAACATTTGCTTCTGGTAATACTTTAACAACACACACAGGAACAGTATCAGGTTATGATTCTGATACACAAGTTTTAAGTACAACATTTGAAAATGTCGTAAGGACAAAAGGTGAACCATCAAGTACAGTTAATGAAGGCATACGATTAGAGGATAACTCTGAATCAGAACCACATGGTATTCTTTTAGAAGATGAAAAAGATTTTGATGATGGTAAACACATTATTACAAATGCAACATCTATTACAACACCTACAAACACAGAAGAAATATTTACTGTCACAGTAAAAAGAAACTCTGCTGACACAGGAAATGCATTTTATATTAATGGTGTAGAATCACCTAGACTGTCACTTGCAAGAGGTAACACTTACAGATTCGATACATCTGATAGTTCACTATACAATGCTGACACATCTAAGAATCACCAATTATTATTTAAGTCAGTGCCAGTCGCTGGACAAACAACAGGTGGTACTTCTTATACAACAGGTGTAACTTCATCTAACACAACAACAGTTCCAATAGGAACATCAGGTTCATTTATTCAAATAGTAGTAGCGTCAGACGCTCCACAATTATATTATTATTGTGCAAATCATTCTGGTATGGGTAATTCTTTACTTGTCTTTACGAGACCAAATATTGTAAATGGATTAGATGATAGAATTGTTTTAAATGCTGATGGTAAGACAGGTGATAATGGTATACTTTTAGAATCTGGAACATCAAGAAATAACGGCACTCATTTATTAGTTCAGGAAAGTGGACAAACATTAGGAAGTTCAACAGACGCTCCAAACATCTCAGGTGGTAGATTAATTATAGAACACGAACATGCCGATGGTGGCATTCCACACAATGAGGGATTCGCTTTACTCATAGACAGATATCGTGAAAACGAATCTGCTGGAAGTGCATATGTTGTTATGGAAGAAGGCAACACAGGTGATGAGAATAATAAATTAAGCACAGAGGATTTAGGAACAAGATTAGTTTTAGAGGACAATGATAAAATATTATTTGAAGAAGATATACAATTTGATAACATAGTTTTAAATGGAACAGATAGTTCCTCAGTAGACGCTGCCGATGATATTATAAATGAATCACCAATAGATTTTTCAAACGACAATGTAACGATTACAGATTCAAGTGGAGCGTCAGCAACAATCGTATCTGCCGATATATCCACAGGAACATTATCAGTTGGTACACTAAAAACAGAAGTTGGTGCTTATAGTGGTATCTCTAGTTTAGTCGGTGAAGACTTAAACAGAATACATGATTCATATTTCTATCAAGATTATTCTTATGAAGTTAGAATAGGTGAATCACTTGCAACATATTTAAATGAATTAAAAAGAGCAGTTCACCCATCAGGTTTTGCTCCATTTGGTAAGGTAAGTATTGCTTCACAAATATCAGCAAGAATTACAGCAACTGCTGCTGGTGTTGCTGGATACGATGGTGACACAACAACATTCTCACCAGAACTTGCTTCTACATTTGAAACATTATTTGATGAACATGTTAAAATTAGTTTAAGAACTGCTGTAGGCATAGACCAGTTTGATGAGAGAATTGTGTTGAATGGAACAGACAGTTCATCAACAAATGCTGGTGACAATATATTATTTGAAACAGCAACAGGTGACACTGGAACAGGAGCTCTTAAATCTGAATCAGCAAAAGGTATTGGTGGTAAAAGTCAAAGAGCACTCATACACTCTAGAGAAATTAAGATTGATAACAATCCAATGTCAAGAGTTAAAGATAATTTATTATTACATCTTGCAACCAATCCATTTAGAGATTCATGTGGTATAGTATTAGAAAGTGGTTCAGGTAATCTTACAGACAATTTAGTATTAGATGGTATTAAACCATTTGATGATATTGTATTCTTCGAGTATGAGGGTACAGTAGGTCAAAGTAATATTATACTAAATGGAACAGATTCATCTGGTAGTAATTCAGGTGACAATGTAATTACAGAAGATGGTTTTAAATTACTTCAAGAAGAAGACACAGAAATAATAGTAAATGAAACTGAAAGAATATTACTAGAAGATTCAAGACCAGGCACAGGTAGACTACTTGCTGAATCAGATAGAATCGCTGTACCAGTAGATATGATTATGAATGAGAATGAAAAAATATTATTCAGTGATGATGATAATGACACAACACTAACTTTTGATGAGATAGGTGAGATACAGATTGACCACATACTAAGACCAAGTCAACTTACTTTATCAGATGATACTGATAACATTGATGTGACAGGTATGGTAGATTCTATCGTTATGGAAAATGAGGGTGAGTTATTATTAGATGGCACAGATAATTCTCAAACAGACGCTGGATTTAAATTATTACAAAACACAAAAGAGACAACAGTCACTAGACAAGATGGTGGTGTAATAATTTTAGATGGAACAGATTCTAGTGGCACAGACGCTGGACAAAGATTAGTAATAGAAGGCACAACAGATGACTTAGGATTTGTTACACCGATTAGATTAGAA